GGCTGCGGCTGGAGACCTCCTTATAGGAGTCCCCCCTCGTTGGTTAAGGTTTCGAGAGGAACCTTGCTAGAGTGGTAAACGCCCTCCCATTATGGGCGGCGGCCTACAATAGACACAGTTGCGGATCGAACTTGAGTATAAGATCGTCGACCCAGTTCTCTGACAAGACTTCAAAGAATCTTGCATCGTTCCGGGTTATAGACCTTAGTCTCAGCGTCTCCTGCGCATCTGTCTCCGAGAAATTGCTTTCGCACTCCTCGTATCCGTTTGCTATCAGACTATAATCTGTGCAGAACAGCAGATGGCAATCCAACCATTCCTTCTTTGTATGCGTAACGCTATACATCAGAAGAAACTTTGGGTCTGTATCTTGTTGGTCTACTAACAGAAGGTTGACAGGCACGTCCTTAGTAAATAAGGCGTTTCTGTTCACCAATTTGTCCACAGATAGTGAACTGAGGTGGAGCCCGTAAAGGGAAACTATCTTCTTGTAGTAGGCGTTCTTCGAAAGTTCAGAATCGCTAACGTTAAAGTTTAGCTTGACATAATTCGTTATTCTGAGAAAATCCCTAATTGAAGGGGTCCTCGTCTTAACGTAAAAGCCTCGCACAAACACGCCATTATTGAAATCGGCGCCGCAGCTTTCTCTAAACGAAGATTCAAGGGAGAAGGACTTATCAGCGTTAAGCTTAAAGCCCAGATTCCCGAAGAATCGCTCGAAAGAACTTTTGGGTCTTGAATAAGGGACAATTGTATCGTCACCGAATGTCGACACCATGTAGGCATAGGCAGGACGGAGAGGAGGCTCATTTGTTGTGAACCCCCAATTCAAGAGAAATGCGACGGTTAAGGCAAAGAAGAAGAGAGATTCGAACTCAAACGGAAAGACGTATCCCATTGGGAAACTTCTGTACGTATATCGTTCACCCTCCCATTCAAAGCCAAGCGACGACGCCTCTTGCATCAGATGCCAAAGTTTTAAACAATTTGGCTTATACGCGTAATGCGTTAGCACCCTTTCCACAATCGGAAAGGTGATGCGGTCCGATGCTGATGAGAAGTCGTAGGTGTCAAAAAGCCCGGTCTTGGATGCTATCCAAGCCAATACTTGATGATCCCGCGCGCATGTATCAAGATTATGATTCATCCCGCCACGTTTAACATTCCGATACGCTTTACGTATCCATTCGCCAATAGCCTTTTGCTCTGCTTTACGCAGAACGGAGGTAATTGTTATCACCCTATTCTTTGTGGCATCCTTGGGAACTTGGTAAAGTTTATCCCAGGAAAACTCAGATTGACAGCCTGTTTGGCGTATCTGATCCGCAAGATCCTCCTCGAAAAACAATTCGAGATTTGAGAGATCTCCGCAAAGACTTGCAGCCTTACCGACTCTAGATCTGTAGGTACAATGGTTTAACCCATCAATACCGACGCTCGAAGTGCCGGGTCCGTAAAATATACGGGTTTGTCTGCAATAGGGGACAGATGCAAGTGCACTTTCGATTATATCCCCAGCATCCCGAAAGATGCGGTTGTAATCGAGTTCCATGACTTCTCCACTATCAAGACGTCTTATTAACGATTGGGCCATTTCAAAGGCTTCATCGACGTTCGCCATATAGTTAGCGAATGTTTTAGACTTCAATGCGTGGGCCTCCTCGACGGTGGCAGGTGGAAGTTTCTTTCTAACCGTTTCTGACTCGAAATCCGGACAGTGTTCTTTTGCTGTCCGAGCGAGAAAGTCGCAGTATCGAAGGAACCCATCGAGCTCCAATGTCGGAAGGAATCCATACTGAAGATCAGCTGGGCGGTCCTGGTTTGTGCATGCGATAACTTTCTTTTTAAGTTTATCGTACCTGCTTCTAGTCAGTTCCGTAACTCTGTGAGTCCGGAAACGCTGCGGAGCAGCATCTTTTACTGATATCATAACAACTCCTTAAAATTAATAAGGCAATGCGCCATAATCAATGGCGTCGGCGATGATAGCATCCATCAGCAGGTTACTTAACATAACCCTTAATGCTGTGATGTCTTCGGTCGTGGCTTCCTGCGGGATCGAACAAACGATCTTTGCAAGGCTAGTCTTCTCGCTCTTCACCTCGTTTGGTGAAGTATACTCGAAAGGTTGTGTAAACCTGATCTCGAGTTTGCGGTTGGTTCCAGTTTTAACCTGGTGACCAATGACCTGGATACGCTCAGATAAGCTCGCGCTTGTCCGTGGATGACTCCAACGGCAGTCGAGCCCGTCTTTACTCATCGGAATAAAAGTTACATCAGCTGAACCGTTGTTGACGGTTATGTTTTGGATTTGAGCCATAAGCTCCTCCTAATTGAAGTTTAATGACTTTACGGTCGTTAATAAAATTAGCTGGTCTAAGACGCAGCCTTCCAAGCAATGGCGAACAGATTAAGTGTACGCTTGAGTGTAAGCCCAGCCGGGCTACTCAGCAATAACGCATTTATATCTGCCGCAGTTAGTGTAATGGACGTATCAATTTCGCGTTCAAATGCGAAACTCCTGTACTGAGTACGGGGAAACTCCACATGGTAAGAATATCTACCAGATGGATCTGTCGACTGATACGGGTACACACCCTCGATATTAGAGGTGAATTCTTCTCGATAGTTGTTAAAACCACCGATGCAACCGGGTATGCTATACGCAATGCCTCGGAGAACATCGGAAACTGGAATAAACCAGTCCACAAGAAAACTCCACGTAATACCATCCCATATGGCGTTTAATGGATTGAAATGAAAGCCCTGTGAGTCTAGTATATCGTGCCTAAAGTATCGAACCGCTTTCACGGAACGATTAGCTTTTAAGGCCCAGATTACATTGAACTCATCTTGTGCATCTTCCACCATTATTTTCTGGATATAGGACTTTTGGTCCTTACCTCCAGTCGCCGAGGATATTTTGAAGACCGGCGCCTCTTTTGGCTGCAGCTTCTCCCAAAGTTCCTCAAGCTCCCCTATCAGTGGCTTAACTGCCCACTGGTACTGGAGCCAGGTATTCGGAATAGACTGTCGTGCTTTAGAAACACCTGCCAAGGTCTTATATGACTTGGCGAATTGTCCTCGTTTGAGATACCTAATAGCCCGCGGCACCCTTGAAAAGAAGGTGCAACTGGCCGTACAGGCCTCTGCAAGGTCTTTGGCAAGTTGGACTGAGTCGAACGCGGTATGCAACTTCACAAGGCATTTCGCCTTCTGAACATTCCACTCCTCAATCCCGGGAGCCCAGTATGGGACTTCCCCGAATGATACAACATAGCTGTCGTACCTCTGAGTGTCTTTATCATAAATAACGACACGACCTCGAGGAGCATAAGTATCAACATATCTACGATAGTCAGTAATGGTTTGATACCTCCCGTTAACCGGGCGTGTATTTACGCCTATCTGGCTATCCCAGAATCTGTAGTACTCATTGTTCTCTTCGATTATATGGTCCGTCATAAATGTTACTCCTTAAGAGCAACTGACGTCACTCTCTTACCAAAGTTGGGGTTTACCAAGGAGCGCGCCTTTATGGGGCG